TATATTATATATTTAACATGGGTAACGTTTACCCCTTTTTTCGCCTTTATTTTCATCATCTTCTTACTTCCCATTCCTATGGTTAGAATCTATGAAGATTTTTTTTAATATCCTAATTATTTTAGATTTCTTTTACTATATTTTGTATTTTATAAAGATGTGCACATTTTTCATATTCTTCAAGTCTCTCAAAAAACTTAATGGATTTGTTTAATATCTTTAATAATACTTTAGTTTCAAAACTAATAATTGCATTTAAATCTTCTTTGTCATTTATACTTATATTTTTTATATAAAACCAAGCTCTATTATATACCGTAAACTCAGACGCCTCTTTAGTTGATTCTACATTGTAATCAGGTTGTTCTTGTTTAAGAAATTTTTCTAATTTTTTATGAAATGTTTCATGGTTTTGAATAAGTTTCACAAACATTCCTATTTTTGCATATGGACCATCCATGAAGTTTTTAATTTCCTCCTTAGTTTTATCCCCTTCAATTTCTTTCCCGTCTATAAATAATTTAAATATTTTATCTTTATCTAACATATCCATTTTATAATAAATATTAATTACTTACCTAATCCCACTAATTCGGATTCAATATCCTTTTGAATTTGTTTTAATATTTCGTATTCTAATTCAACATCCTTTTTTTCTAAAGGGTTGTTAGTATGTCTGTATGTTTTATTTCCTTCCATCTTTTTTCTAGTTTAATAAAAATTAATTCTTTTGTTGACTTTTGGTTTTAAATTAAAAAGATCATTAATCTTTCCTTTTTTATAATTATTTACCCTTCTAATAGCATTCTCCATATTTAATACTTCAAAATGAATATTTTTACTGTCAACATTTACTTTATTAGATGCAGGGTCATACCAATCTAACTCTTCACCGTTATAAAACATATGAGCCTCATTTGAATATGTTATACATAATTCCTCAATTTTTTGAGAAATAATATTATATGAATATAACTTAAGCCCTTTAGAACGACTAAAATTAGCTAACATTTTATACTCAGTTTTTTTCTTTTGGATTTTTTCAATTTTATCTTTTGATAATTTATCCTGAGATTTATTGTTTAATAAGTTCATATTTGTTATTTAATTTTAATTTTATATTTTACTTACTAATATTATATGTTTCCCCGATATTAATTAAGTAAATAACGGGGAAGACATTAAGTTATGCAACTAATTCCAATGCTTTACTAAACATTTTCTTGTTAACATCCTGATCTTGCTTGAAATTTTTAATAACTCGAGCTTGACGTTTTTTACCTGATTTGGTAATATATTCGAAATTACCTTCAATAATGTTCTCTTGAACTCTATTAAATACTTCCCAAAGCATATTTCCTTCATCCTCTTTACGTTGAAATTCTAAAACTTCTTCAATTGCTTGATTATCAAAAGTATTTTCTGTACCTTCAACTCTAATATCTAGAAAAGATTTGGCAAGATCAAACATTTGCTCTTCTTCCAATTCAATTTCCTTCATCTTATTCATCGCTTCAACAGTTAATGGTAATTTTTCAACCATTTCCTTAATAGTACCTTGTAAAGTTTCGAAATCATAACCCATATGACGAATTTTTACATCTTCATAAGTATCTGTAGCAACAACTAAACCATTTTCACAAATCATTCTAAATAAACCTGCTGTAAATTGGAATGAATTTTTACCATCATGAGAATTAGTAAGCACTATCTGTGGATAAACAGTATCACCATCTTCTCCATTGATTACAACATCAGGATTTCTAAAAACAACTAAATGTTTTTGAAAACCAACTGTTGATTCTAATCTTGCTTTAACTTCCTTAGCATCAGCAACTTTCCAACCTAACACTTCCATATCTTTAATCACTTGATCCGTTGGAATGTGTGTGTACTTGTCACTTGTATTTTCTGAACCAACTTGGGTAAAAATACTAGGAGCAATTTCTCTTAACTCTTCTAAACTTTTGAACTCTGAATTTTGTAAATCTAACATAAACCTTTATTTTTAAATTAATTAATTGTTGTCATTATTAACAACACGTAAATATACGAACTCTATCCCGGGAAGCCAAGCCTCCTATGCATTACTTTTAAATATTTTTCATAATTTTAATGTTTTTAGAGGTTTAAGTTTTAAAGTTCCCATATCTGAATGGCTTACACTTATTAATGGAGTTTTCCCTAATGTTACTTGGTTAAACCCTAACATCCTATTCCACCCAGAAAAAGTTAGATTTCCAACCCATTCTTCTCCTTTATATACAATAGATACTCTTTTACCTAGCATATGTTTGTGTGACTCTTGTTGGTTTTGGCTATTTAATAAGTTCATGATATTTTATTTTTTAAACAATAAACTTGGTGAAACTCTCATTTGTGCTCCTACTCTACCATTACCTGGATTAAGCTTTTCAACTCCAATATTTTTAGAATTAATTTTGTAAATTCTAAATTGATCTTTAGGATTAACTTTTTTATGATTAATACCAACAATATCTCCAATTTGGAAATCATCTTTAGTTGCTTTTACAATCTTTTCTCCTTTTCGAGCTGTCATTTTAGATCTTAACTCACTCCCATCAAAACTAATAGTACCTAATGAGATATTACAACCATACTGCTCTTCTAATTTAGCAATTGCTAATTGAAAATCACTTCTAAATCCTTTAACATTTTGTCTATTGAACATAACCTTTATTTTAAATTAATCGCTCGAACCATTCGAACACGTAAATATACGAACCCTACCCCGGGAAGCCAAGCCTCCCGTGTATTATTTTAAATAAAAATAAAATAATTTATTCTACAGATCCTGATCTAGGTACTTCTGCGTTTCTTGGAAACCCATAGAACTGATGAGCTGATGCATCACCTGGATAAACTTCATTGCTTCCAAAGTCTAAGGTATCCGAACTCATTATATCATAAGCCCAACCTGGATAAAAAATGGGGGGTGTTATCTCATGACCATCTGGACCATAAGTTCCAGGTGTTTCAACAACCTTACCTATGTTTACAACTGCTTTTGTTCCGTTAATGTACTGCATTGAGGTAACACCTTCTTCTGTTACTTCTTGCCAAACGTCTTTTTGAATTAAAACGTCTTTACCTTGTTGTTCTGTGTCGAATACTGTTTTGTATATGTTCATAATTATATTGTTGTAAGACACGTTAATTCTGCATCTGTTAATGCTTCTTTGAATACTGCAATTGCTTTAGTTTTGCCAAAGAAATTGCTTGAGCCAACAGCATTAAAATCTAATTTATTTAAACCAACTATATTAAGTGTATTTGTTGATGTAATAACTTCCGTACCATTTATCCAAAGTGCAATTTCTCCACTTTTATACTTTAAAGCTATTTTATTAAAATTTAAAATATTAAATGCTTGCGTACTTAAATTAAGATTATTCGGACTTAAAGGTTTCATAAATAAACCTATAGAATTATTTTGATTACGAAAACGTATAGTTATAGTTTGACTATTATCTCCATTTACACCTAAACTAATAGCCCTAATGCTTTCTCCACTATTTTCTAAAGCCGCTATCTCAGCATACAATGTTCCTTCTGTAGAGTTTATCAAAGTAGAGTTTCCCGAACCAGTTGCTAAATCTTGAAGCCTTGTGGATGTTGCTCCCGAAGTGGGTATGTAAGAAGTAGCAAAGTTTAAATTTTCTAACTGTCCTTTTGTAACTGTTCCAGTAACTGTACTTGTTAAAGTTCCAGAAGTAGCTGTAAAAGTAGCTGAAACTCTATCAGTTAGACTTGTGCCGACTAAACTACCAGTATGTGTACCACTAAAGGTAATTGTACCAGTTCCGTAAAATGAAACAGTATAAGTACTTGCTAATGTTGTATTATTTTGCGTTGATAATGTTTCAGAATTTAAATAAATATTGGTACTCTGTGGCTCTAGCAACCAACTACCGCAGCCATTCTCATAATTTATTCTCGGTAAATTTGCGCCTTCAGTAACTATAATACCACTTGAATTTACTCTACTTGCATTTCCATTTCTTGAGAAAGTAAAATCCCCATCTCCATTAGTTGGCTTAATGCTTAACATACTACCATTGTCGTTTGCAGTTGGTGTAAGTAATATTGACGCTTTATCTAATAAGTTTGCCATACTATTCTATGTTTTCTAACTCGGTTAATGTTGCAGTTGTACAAGTAACATTTTCGTAATAAGACGCTCTTGCTTGCAATGAAGCAAGTAAACTAGGAATAGCACTCGTTACTGCATAATCATAATAAATACCACCCCATCCATTTTGAACTGGACTTCCCCACCAACTAACTGGATAAATTTGATTTGCCATCTTTTTGTTTTTTTGTTAGATACTTAGTTAATTTAACCACGTTCTTTAATTTCGGTTTGTATGTTCTTGCCATTATAATACCCAACTTGATGAATTGCTGTCTTTGTCAGGAGAAATATCTGATCCAGTATTACTTGTATATTCTGGAAATTTTGTGCTATTGAAACACATAAAATCAACGAACCTTCGACAATAATACTCAGCAAAATCTCTTTCTTTTTGTACTAAAAAATCTACTTCCTCTTTGTTTACTGTTTCTGAGTTCTCTGAGCTATGCTTATATATTCCTCCAGATTTCACTTGATATGCACAGAATGGAAGATAGTCTGTCATTGCATAATGGATCAACATCGGTTGCACATAATCAGTAACAAGAGATAGATAGTCATCGGTTAAAGTTCCAGCAATTATATCTGCTGAAATTCTATCATATAATTTTGTTCCAAGTGCAGACTGGATATGTATCTCTTGTGATATTCTCACGTACTGTAAGAATAAATCCGTATCAGTATTACCATCAAGAATACTATTCTTTACGAGGTCTGTTCTACTAATAAATAATGCTGTTGCCATAGTTATCTTATTTATCTAGGTGTTGTCCAATTTCCTCTACCATCCTTAAAACCTCTGTCTTCCATATCTCTTGGTCTTTTTGCAACATCTTTTGCGTTTACTTCTGGTTTAAATCCTTCTTTTTTAGCCTTGTTTACGCTTACTTCAGCATTTGGATTGCCTACATCTGGCTTTGTTTTAGCGTTCTTTGCTCTGTAAGTTTTTCGCATCCAATAATGGGAGCAAGACCCGCCCCCTTTATAAAGCCAAATATCATAGGTATCAGCACCGCCTAAACCCCAACCTTTGTTGACTGCTTTTTTACTCATCATATCTATATCCTCTTTACGATATATCTTTTTAGCCTTTACCATTTTCTTGCAAAACTCTCTACTATTTTCGCTAAATGTTAAAGGTGCATATTGATATCTTACTTTAAACTGTACACCTTCTTCATTTACTCCATCTTGCTTAGATTTTGCCTTTGGTCTTGCTGTTCCAGTAGTAACAAAATTGTACATCTTAGACAATGCAGATAATTTTGGATTGTTTAACTTTTCTAACTCTTCATTTAAAGAATCTTCTGCTTCATAATCTACTTTTCTCTCATCTATTAGCTCCCAGTTCTCCAAATCTTCATCCTGTCCAAACTCCTCTAAATCTGAAGCCATTTTAGACATCTTAACACCAGTCTCTTCCTCTCTTGTTATCTTATCTTCTACATTGTCTAAGTCTAAGAACTGCAAAGGTTGTAAGGTCTTAAAGTATAGGTTTAAGCTAATATTATTGTAAGCTAATATCTTATCAAAAGCATCTGTTAAAAGCTCTTGAAATGGAGCTATAACCATGTTGTTCATTAGTATAGAACTGTCTTTTAATTCCTCTGCATTATTACCAAAACCAGTTGAATCTTTAATACCTAAAAGCATAGGAGAAACAATTCTATGAGCCACCATTATTTTCTTCTGTGCCTCATCACTTATAAATTGGTATTGATTGTGAGCGTCTGATAATTGAATAGCCTCAATAGTTGCAGCACTCTCTTTATTATCGTTAAAAGCAATAATAGGAGTACCAGCTCTTGACGATCCTTGATACTTTTGCTTGATCTTATTTTCTGTTAAAACTTGTGTTTCTTCATCTGGTACACCATTGTTAAAATTAATCATCATTGATGGACTCAAACCATTTCGAACATTATTTATATGGTAGTTTGATACCTCTATTTCTAAATCTGCATATTGTATGCCTCCGATATAGTCTGGCGTACTATAGTAGTACATCCCAGCCTCATAAGGCTTCACATAGAGTATCTCAATTGGTTTAGGTGTATCAGATACTCCAAACGCTGGTATGCGTAAAGGTTTATCAGATGGCTTTATATCCTCCCATTTTGGGAAGTAGTAATATGCTTGTACTTCTTTATCTTCTGCTCCACATTTCTCTGCTCTTAAAGTCTCAATAGGTAGATGCTCAACCTTTTCAATAGTCTTTTTATTTTTTGAGTAAATTACTTGTATAGCACATTGCCCTGTCAGCTTCAAATCATATGCAAACCTTCGTAAATCGTCTTTCTTAAATAAAGATATCATTCTAGCATACTGCTCTGGTCTCCTTGCACTATCTGTAGCAGACAACCCCTTACCATAAATCATCTGAGAGATAGAGTTGATACAAGCACTATTTGTAGCACTTCCGTTTGCTTTATCAATCAAAAAATTAAAAAAGTCATTATCAGTACCAAATTCAATCCACTCTTTATTCTTA